TAACTTTACCGGCAAATACCTCAGAAATACTTAATACGATAAACGGTAAAATCCATACACTGAGTATTGACGGGAAAAAATTGCTATATACACCTAATTTTGAACAATTTTTACTTTCTAATAATTCCTCATCATCCTGCTATAGTGTCTTAAATGATGTTCTGTTACTTCCAAAATTTAATAAGCAAAAAACAATAGATGTAGTTTATTATACAAACGATTTTGCAAAAGATATTCAAGGTAACGAAAAGCAAAGATTAGAAGATTCTTCTGATATGTCTTTAATTCCAGAACCTTTTGTTGAACCGCTTTTAGTCTATGGGGCTTGCATGAAAATGAAAGCAAATCCTCAATACAGTAAATTTTCTTATTGGTTAAATATGTATAAGGATAATCTAGCAACAATGCGTTCAAAATTATGCACAGATGTTCAACAAAGTCCTTGTGTTGTAATACAACGTGATTAGACAAAAAAAAATAGGCCCAACCGAAGTTATTGCCTATTAATAAGATTTTACACTAGCCGAAATATAAATAGCATGTTAATAATAGACTATTTAAGATTTAAGGGCAAATATATTAAGGTTTCTTAACATTATGAAAAAACTTACACCTCAGCAAAAAAAATTTATATCTGAATATTTAAAAACCCTTGATGGAGAAATTGCAGCGAAAAATGCGGGTTATAAAGATAAAAATCTAAAACTGCGTGCGGAAAAGTTGTTGTCAGAGGAAGCTGTTATAAAAGAACTTAATAAACAGCTTAATTGTCAAATAAAAACTTTACGTGTGCAAAAAGGATATGTAGTAAAAAAATTGCTGCAAATAGCTGAATTTTCTCTGGAAGAAGAAGATATTTTAGATAAAGAGGGCAATTTAACTGGTAAAAAGAAGCTTAGAGATACATCGGCAGCCTTGAAGGCTTTAGATAGTTTATGCAAATATTTGTTCCAAAAAGATGAAGATAATTCCCAACTTCAGGCAAAGGTTATCACAATAAGTAATTTAAACGATAAAAAAATATAGGAGATTAATTATGAAAAAATCTGATAAAAAAATGATAGAAGATGCACTACTTTCAGGTAAAAGTCTAGACGAACTCATAAAAATAAAGATGAAAGAAGAAATTCAATCTGCCTTTAAAAATGTTTCGGTAAACTTTGAAAAGAAACGAGTTTATGACATAAAACAAGTTAGTGCAAAAGAACTTTTTAGTAAAAAATCTGTCTTTAAAAAATTTAATAAGCAAAATAATACTATAAGTTACATTAACGGAATTCAGGCAGAAGCATTGCTGGGTATGGATAATATTTCACGAGAAAAACTCATTAACGGTGAAATAGAAGTGTTTTCAACCGAAAATGCTTTCGTTAAATTTGAATACGCAGAAATTATAGTCCGCAGTTAGTGCATTTTGGGATTATTTCAATCATGAGCATGACAAAGAAAGCCAAGAAACTGAATACTGCGAATATTTTTTGTATATCGCTGAAAACGAATCCTTTTTTATTGTTTCTAAAATCTTTGAGCGCTTTATATTCCATAGCGTATGGTTGAAATGGTAATTCTTTTTCAATTTCTTCCAAAACTTTTGAAAATTTGATTTTGATAAGACAAGTATAAGCATCCATATTCAGCCACCACAGTGAGCAGCAAATAATTCCTACTACTGAAAATAATGCAGGTGCAGTAAGCTTTCCAAAAGCCAATCCATTTGTTAAAAATACAAGAAGCATTATAACGACATCAAAAACCATGTAGAATTTGTTGGTCATAAATGTTCTTTCAATGAACTTTTCTTTTGCATCCGAATATAGTCTGTACTGTTGCATAATTAAATCTTCTCTAGTAGTCATAAAACCTCCTGCTATATGGTTAATTTTATTATTAGCGAAAGGAAATGTCAATAAAATGATTAAGTTTGTGAAAATAAAGATAAACAGAAATAAAAAGCAATACAGAAATATAAATTTTTTAGAAGATATTTACAATTTATATAAGTGTTATAGCAGATATTTGGAGGATGATTTTGTATCTGCGGATTTGCTGGATGAAATTATAAGAACGATAGAAATAAATTTCTCATTTTTTTGGGTAGTACTGAAAAATGAGAAATTTGCAGGATTTGTATTTTTGGAAAATATTACAGGAAACAAGGATAATTTATATTCTGCAGAGGTTACAACTTGTTTCAAAAAAGAATTTTGGGGTAATTTTACAAAACAAGTTGCAAAGAAATTCACCAGATATTGCTTTAAAAAACTTGGATTTAAGAAATTAAAAGCAAAAGTGTTTAAGGAAAATGTACGTGCAGCATCAATTTTGCGTGCTGCCGGCATGAAGTTTGAGGCGGAATTAAAGGCAGAAACGATGAAAAACGGCAAACCACAGGATATTCTAATTTATTCTGTCATAAAATGATAAAAATGCAAAAACTAAAAACTATCAAAAAATATATAGCTTTGAAATAGGAACGGGAGAACACGATGCTTGGAATAATGAAGCGGATGCTTTTAAACATACATTTATGCAGGCTGATTTGGCATTAAAAAAAATAAGAGAGAAATATATTATAGACTGTAAATTTAATGAAACATTAAAAAGTAAAAATAAAATATATAAATAATGTACTAAATAGACAATTAAACAAAAATCCAATATAAAACAAGATCGTATTTATTTGAAAATTAGGTAGTAGTTTTTTAATACCCTTAAACAAGATTTCAAATATAAATAAACTCAAAATAAGCAAGTTTAAAACTAAAAATATACTAAATATATTACATAAAACTTCTAAAGAAGGAAATATAAATTCCAAGTTTAATGACTTAATATAATTCAAAATGTTGCTAAATTTACTAAGTACAAAGAATTCTGTCATTGCAAAAATGCAGAATAGTAAATATAAATTACCTAATAACGAAAATATCTTTAAAGATAAAAATTCTTCAAATTTCATAAATAAAGTCTAACATAAAGAAAGGAAATTAATATGAGTAACAATGATAATTTTATAAAACAATATAACAATGAGATATATTCAAAAACTAAAAAATATCAAAAAATATACGGTTTTGAAATAGGAACTGGAGAACATGATACTTGGAATAACGAAGCAGATGCATTTAAGCATACTTTTATGCAAGCGGACTTAGCATTAAAATATGGAAATACAGGAAGTAAATTAGCAGGTGATTGGCATGAATTAGATGGAAGATTACATAATCAACCTCAGGCCGAAGAAAATATGGATAAATGGAATAATGCACAAGGACGTGAGGTCGCTAAGGAAATAATTAAAGAATACAATCCAACTCTTATTAATATTTATAAAAATAGTGGTAAATTAGACGACCTAATAGCCAAAAAGGTTATGGAGCGAATGAGAGCAGGTAAACTTATTACGCATCCGTCAGATAAACGAAAATATACAGGTTTTGCTGCGAATATTGAAGATGAAACAGATTTACCTCAAGGAAAAGTTTTTACCGCAGAAGAAATCGGCAAATTGTCAACAGACGATTTTCAAAAGTTTGAAAAATATATAGATAAGCAGTTGAAGGAATTTGGTGTTCCGAGAGAATATCAAGCCAAAGATATGGTATCAAAAAGGGATTTGATATGGGTTGATGATTACAAACGAGATGACGGAACTCCTGTCAAAGGTTATTACAGAAGAAAATAATTCACAGTATATACCTGTATAACAAAAGAACTAAGTATGCGATAACAGGTATATATAACAATAGACTTATACATATATATATATCATACATTTTATTTTCTAATAAAATTTTGCTTTTTATTTTATAATTTATTAAATTTTCAGCAACAAATATTATTATAAAAATTGATATAAAAAATAGGAATATAAAAATAAAAAATAAAAATATAATAATTGTTACTATTGTACCTGAACCATCGTCAATATTTTGTTGATGTTTTAAAATTTTGTCAAAAATAAATGACAATAAAAATGCAAGCCAACTGTAAGAAGTTAATAAATGGAAAGATATATATTTTTTTAAGCGTTGTAACATACACTAATTATAACAAAAATAAAGGATACATAAATGATGGATTATAAATTTCATGAAAAATTAAAACAATTATCAGGATATGTTTACAAAAATAATAAATATACACTTCCAAATGATTGTATTGAAATATCATACAAAGAAAATAAGGAAACAGGTTTTTATTCGAGTGCATTTTTAATAAATAATCAAATTGTTATAGTTTTTCGAGGAACAGATAAAGATAACATAAATGATATTAAAGCAGATTTGCAAATGATTAGTAATAAAATACCTAATCAAATTATTGATGCCAGAAATTTTTATGAAGATTTAAAAAATACCTTTCCAAACAAAAAAATAATATTTTCAGGACATTCTCTTGGTGGTAGTTTAGCTCAAATTATGAGTTTTGAAACCAATTGTAGTGCAGTTACATTTTCTGCTTATGGTACAAGAAAAATTTTGGCAACTGATAAAGAACCGGTTAATGTCATAAATTATGGAAATAAATCAGATTTAATTTTCATGAAAAATTTGGATTATCAATACGGAAAAACATATGTTGTCGATAGCAATATTCCAGATACAAAAAATCAATTTGAGGTTATTTCAACAACTAAAAAATATATCCCTCACAAAATTAATCATATGCTGGAAAATATTGGGGATTTAAATAAATCTATAGAATATAAATCAAATGTTAAAAATAATATACTCAAAGCAAGTATTGCATTTGACATTGATTACAAAAATATTGACAATAAAAGAGTTTTTACGGCAGAAGAAATCGGAAATTTGTCAACAGACGATTTTCAAAAGTTTGAAAAATATATAGATAAGCAGTTGAAGGAATTTGGTGTTCCGAGAGAACATCAAGCCAAAGATATGGTATCAAAAAGGGATTTGATATGGGTTGATGATTACAAACGAAATGACGGAACTCCGGTTAAAGGTTATTACAGAAGAAAATAGATTTTACATATTGTTAATAGTATCAAATATTGCATAAATAATCCAAAATAAAAAAATCAAATATACAAAACTAATAGGTATTAATACGAAAGAAAATATATAAATCATTTTTTTTAATAAATTTTTGTTTACCTGTAATTTTGATTTAATTATTTGTAATTTTCTTAAAATTAATTCAGTTAAAAGTCCTAAAATTAAAATTGACAATAAAACACAAAAACAAAAATAATACTTAAATGAAAGCGAAGTATATTGCATTAAATTGCAAGAAAAATCATTCCTACAAAAATTTAGTGCTTTAGTTCTAACAATTAAAAAAGCAAATAAATATATAATGTTTCCTAATAATGAAAAATATGATAACACGTTTGGAACATAATATTTACTCAATAAAAACTTGTTCATAATAAAAGATTAACACAAAAGGAGGTAATAATGAATAAGGACAATGACCTATTATATTTAATTGAACTTCTCCCTCAATTTAAAAATTTTAAAGACGATATGTTTAGTAAAACATTGAAATATCAAAACAAATATGGATTTTATATTGGTTCAGGAAAACATTCTACCTGGAATAATGAAGCGGATGCTTTTAAACATGTATTTATGCAAGCACGTACGACAATATTTTATGGTGCAAACATAAGTAAACTATTTGCCGATTTGCATGAAAGAAATGGTAATAAATATTCTTCTCAGAGTAAAGGTGAAGAAAATATGGATAAATGGAATAATGCAATTGGTAGAGAAATTGGTGAAGAAATAAAAAAAGAAATAAAAAATAAAAATTATAGTGATGAAGAAATTGATGACCTTATTGCCAAAAAGGTTATGGAGAGAATGAGAACGGGGAAACTGATTACTCATCCGTCTGACAAAAGAAAATATACAGGTTTTGCTGCGAATATTGAAGATGAAACAGATTTACCTCAAGGAAAAGTTTTTACCGCAGAAGAAATCGGCAAATTATCAACAACTGATTTTGAAAAGTATGAAAGATATATTGATAATCAATTAAAAGAATTTGGTGTTCCGTACGAACATCAAGCCAAAGATATGGTATCAAAAGGGGATTTGATATGGGTTGATGATTACAAACGAAATGACGGAACTCCGGTTAAAGGTTATTACAGAAGAAAATAAAGGAAAGGTAAGAAATGAAAACAATCAAAAAACAGGACAAAATCGACAGAATGCAGGAATTAACCGCATTAATTACACAAAAATATGATGATATGGAAGATGCAAGGCGAGGTCAGTTAAGCGACATTCGCCTTATTAAGAATGCAATTTATTCAAATAATATTCCGTCCGTAAACGAATGGCATACTAAAATACAATTGCCGGATATTTACGAATTGGCACAGACTTTGAAGGCTCATATCAGCGAAAATCTTTATTCCCACCCTGATTCAATGTTTGATGTGTCCGGTAATACTCCGCAGACACAAATGCTTGCAAACCGTCAAAAAGCTATGCTTGTAAACACTTTTGAACAAATGAAACTTGAAGAAGAAATGGAAAAAATGGTTGATAGTATTGTTGAAACAGGTGAAGCAACTCTTTTTGTAGGGTGGAAAACACAGACAAAAACCGTAAGACGCCCGCAAACTATCGAAGAACAGCTGGTAAATCCTACAGAAACAGGCTTTGTGATTGAGGAAAAAGTTGTTTACGACAATGCAAAAGTTAAATATATTAAGCCTGAGGATTTTGTTTTTGACAAAAACGGTCTTGATAATTGGGATAACTGTGCTAAAGTCTATAGAACTTACTCATCAATACACGATATTATGGCTGATAAGGCAAATAATTTATTGACAGATGAGAAAATCGAAAATTTAAAATCAATAATTTCAAATAAAAAGAACAAAAATTCCGATGCGGATAAGGCAGTTGACGGAAACAAAGTTGAAATTCTTGAATACTGGGGAGATATTGAAACACTTGACGGAAAGATTTTAAAAAATCAATTAATTGTTGTTGCAGGCAGATGTGAAATTATCAGAATGGAAGATAATCCGTTTGTGATAAATCCTTTTATATATGCAAATGTAATTAAAAATCCTGATACTCAAAGAGGAATTTCGCCGCTAAAAGTTGCATTGATATTGAATAACATCTCATCAACTATTTTAAATAAGCAATTAGATGCACTTTCATTAATGATGAATCCTCCATATTTAGCACCAAAAGGTTGTTTTAAAGGTGAACAAGTCGTTCGCCCCGGGAAAATTATTGAATACGATTCAGCCTTAATGCCGCAAGCACCTGTTCCGTTGAATTTTGAGAATGCTTTACACGGATGGGATTTCTTGAATTATTTTAAAACAACGACCGAAAGCGCAACAGGCATATTCAAAAATATGGCTGGCAATTTGCAAAATGAGGCAAGAACTGCAACAGAATTAACTTATTCTGTATCAGGTCAAACTGCAAGATTAAATATGATGCTTGATGCGATTAATCGAAAATTGATTATTCCAATGGTTGAAAAAACGGCAGAAATTATTGCTAATTTCAAACTTGGCAGAGAATTAATTTGTATAAACGAACATGGAAAACCTATGTTTTTGGAAGTTGATGATACCGTCAGAAACGCAAATTATATTTATCGCTACGGTGATAGAAAAGCAACGTTAGAGAGAAAAACACGTTCAAGAGAGTTGTTTGACGTAGTGAAATCATTTGCGGAAGTACCTGCCGTAAATCAGCAAATCAACTGGATAGAATGTTTTAAGTTTGCACTTGAACAATACGGAATAGAAAATGCAAATAATTTTCTAGTTCAAAATGATTTGCAAAATCCGCTTGTATAATACTTATTTATCCACTAATTTTTTATGTTGGCGATATTAAATATCGCCAATTTTTTTACAGAAATGGAAAATTTATGACAGAAAATTCTAATAATCAAAATTTATCTACTAATGATAAAATTCACGTAAATTCATACAATAGAGATGATGGAACACATGTAAAAGACTATTATCGTTCAAGACCAAACCAAGCAACACACTTTTCATATACAAACAATATTGATAACAATAAATTTGAACAAAGTAATGATAATCGTACAAAATCCAATATTTCACCTGAAGAAGTTATAGAAATAGCGACAATTGTCATATTTGTCGGAATTGAAGTTTATCAAGTATATAAGAGTATAAAATCTATAATTGATGATATTAAAGGAGAAACAAAAAAGAAAAATTATGTAAGTATAAATGCGGGTATAAGTAAAATCCAAAATAATATAGCAATTCAAGCAAAAAACTTAGTAGAATACAAAAGTAAACTTAAAAATTTAAACGAAAATGATTATTCAAAAGCCTTTGAACAATATAAAAAAATGGAAAAAACCTATAACAATACTTTATCTGTTGTTAATGATTTATCTGATGCTGTTGAGCAAAAAGATGATAATAGAATAGAGGAAAATTTATCGAAACTAAATAATTATATAAATCTAAATGAAATGGAAAAAGATTTATTTAATAATCAGATTTCAGATTTTATAAAACCTAAATATGATGATTCTATTAATAAACAAGAAAATTTCACAGAAAAGAATGAGCTTGAAAGACAAAATAATATGTCAGATAAATTTACGGATAAAAAAATAAATCCGAATAGTAGTTTTAACGGACAAGATAATTTAAATGCCAATGATGTACTCTCAAAAACATACATACCTGTAACTGAAAAGGATTTGTTATCATCGGCTGAATTTGTAAAACAACTTTGTCTTGTGGCTAATTGTATAAATAAAAAACAACCTTACGAACTGCCTGATGATGTAGAAATTATTGATAAAAATATGGAAAAATCTTCAAATTTCAAGGCTGTTGTATTCAAATACCAAAACAGAATAATAATTTGTTTTGCTGGTACAGATACAAGTTTAGAAAATTTAAGTTTTTTCAAAGATTGGGCTGCCAATACAAAAATGGCACTAAATTTTGCACCAAAACAAATGGAGTACGCAAATGAGTACCTGAGGAAATTAAAAAAAACATACGGTGATGGAACAGTAACTTTTGAAGTTGCAGGACATTCGGAAGGTGGAAGCGAAGCCATATTTGTAGGACTTTCAAATGATGTAAAAATCTATTCTTATAATGCTTTTGCTCTTGGTGGTCATATTTTAAAGACTATCAGAGATGCAAAACAAAGAGAATTAAATTATGATTTAGTTACAAATTTCAGAGATCCACACGACCCTGTGTCAAAACTTTTATATAAACATGTTGGTGCAAGTTACATAGTTCTAAATCCTGACGTTAACTATCAAAAGGAACTAAAAATAGGCAATATAAAAGCGCATGCACTAGCAAGAATGGGTGATTGTAATAATGCAATACCTATTGATAAATATAAAAATAAACACGCAGAATTTATTAATAGTATTTCTGATATTCAATTTACAAGAGATATAATAAACGACCTGACAACATCAGAGTTGTATGAGTTGTACGAGCCTGAAATATTTAGACGACTAAAAACGGGAGATATTTTAACAAATTCTCAAGCCCAAGAACTCGTACAACAAGGCGAATTGACTTATTTTCAGGAAAATGATATTATCAAAAGTGCAATAAAAGGGTATTTTCTAAAACCGTGCAAAGACTAATATTAACTATATTATTAATAATTTTAGTAAGTTACTCTGCCAATGCAGAGCAACTACCTGGTTATAAAGACATAACTCGAAAAGATAACCCTGTATTGTGCAAATATTTGACAGATTATGCAATGTATTTGAATAATAAATTGAAGATACCGTTTTATTTACCAACAGATTTAGGGGATTGGTATATTGCAACATTTGACAGAAATGGTGTACTGATAGAAGAACGATACAATCCAGAAGTTACAACAATAGTTAAAGACCATATAAGAGAAGTATTAAAAGAAAATCCCCCTCCACCATTACCGGATGAATTGGAAGGTGCTTTTTTTACCCTGCAAATAAGTCTATATAAATCCCGAGTTAATCTTATTACGTTTATGAAAGGTAGCAAATATAATTATTTTTATATTAATATAGACAAGAGAAATAATTTTCCTCGAAAAGTAAAACCAAATAAAGTATATTTGGACGGATATGATAAAATACCAGGAGAAATTCGTGAAATGTATGTTAAAATCCCAGGAT